GGTCGATGCGTGTGCGACATGGGCGAAAAATTTTCGTCCACGGCGAAAAACTTTTTTCAGCGACGAAAAATTTTCATCGCGACATTCATGTCGTGGTCACCATGACACGAATGTCGCGGTCCTACAGACCATGACACAGATGTCGCGGTCACATGGACACGAATGTCGCGGTACCCATGACACAGATGTCGCGGCCTGCGAGACCATGACACAGATGTCGCGGTGACCACGACACAGATGTCAGACACAGATACCCAGGACAAACATGCAACCGATACAGACAGACCCGACACGCGACGAGGTGCTGGCATGGATGGAGGCGACCGGGACGACCAGTCCTATCGCCGCCGTGCGGCACTTCTGGGATCCCGCCGCGCGAGTCAAGACGCACGACCGCGAGTACAAGCTCGTGTACTCGTGGGCAAGCGCAGATCGCCGCAGGAAGAAGCCACGCAAGCCTGTCAAGGGGAGCAAGGCACCGCGCAAGGCGAAGCCGCCGAAGACGCCGACAGCGGCACCGGTCGACCCGAGCGCGACACCGCTCGAGAAGGTGCGCGCCGAGATCGCGCACACCCGCGAGATCCGCGCAGCGATGGCGGCGGATCACTCCTGGTCGGCCTGGGCGATGGTCTCGCGCTACCTGCGGCAGCTCGAGGAGGCGGAGCTCGCGCTACACGTCGAGCAGAGCACCGACTTCGACCCGCACGACGACGACGCGGTCGTCGCGGCGGTGCTCGCACTACCGAGGCGCATACTGGATGATCCCCGCATCCGTGAGGCCGTATCCGATGATCGAGGCTGAAGCGATCAGGCGCGTGCTCGAGGTGCAGCAACACCCGGCGGTCACCTACACGCCGACGCCGGGATTCGCCGACTTCGTGGAGGACCGCTATCGGTGGATTCTACTGCGTGCCGCGAACCAGGTCGGGAAGACCCTGGCCGCGGCCTGGGTGCTTTCACACGAGCTGATCAGCCGGCCCGGCATACGTGCCCGCGTCTATGCACCTAACCGCGAGATGTCGCGGCAGGTGATCCAACGCTACGTGCACGACTTCGTGAGGCACCATCTTGCCCGTGACAACTACCGAGCGGGGCGCGGGTTTGCATCCAACACGATCACCCTGCGCAACGGGTCTGTGTTGCAATTCAGATCGTACGAGGACCACCCGCAGACGGGCGCGGGCGACCAGCTACATCTCTGCGTGCTCGACGAGGTGCCGAAAGAGTCGCACTATCGTGAGGCCGTCGCGCGTGTGACCCGGCACGGCGGGCGCGTGATCATCTCGTGTACGCCGGTCGATCGGCCCGTGCAGTGGTTCCGCGACATTATCGAGCCGCCGCTCGAGGGCGACCGCCGCGCCGTGTGGATAGCCGGGCAAGGCCGCCCGACCGGCGCGCATTGGAAACAGTATGTCGTGCCATTCACGAGGCAGAACGTCCCGTGGCTGTCAGAGGAGGCGTTTCGACAGCAGATCGACCTCGTGTCGAGCGACCCGACGCAAGCGGCGCAGCGCCTCGAGGGTGCCTGGGAAGGCGTGACCCGCTCGCGCCTCTTCACGAGCTGGGCGACGCGGTGCGCGGTGAGCAGGCCGCACCTCGACGGCTGGCGCTACTGTCTCGGCATCGACCACGGCGAGATGGCCGGTAACCAGGTCGCGCTCCTCTGCGCGTGGCGCGGCTCGTCGCTGCACGTGCTCGCCGAGTATCGCGACGCGGCATCCGTCGACTACGAGCAGGACGCCCGCGGCATCCTCGAGCTTATGACACGGCATAGCGTCAACCCGCACGACGTCGCCGTCGCGGTCGGCGATACCAACCGCACGAAGGGCGGGCGTCGAGTAAACGAGGTCATCCAGACCGCAATCGCGCAGGAGCTCGGCAGCGCTCGCCCGCCGTTCCGTATCGAGGGCGCTAACAAGCGGGCGGGGAGCGTCGACTTCGCGCGGCGCATCATTAACTACGCTCTGCAACGTGGCGACCTGACCGTTGACCCGCGCTGTACCTACCTCGTGTCGTGCTTGGCGGGCTATAGGGGCATAGACACGGGCGACGATAAAGCACTATCTCACGGCGTGGCCGCGCTGCGCTATATTGCGTCTAGGATCCTCGCCGAGAGTGCCACCTATAGGGAGCTTCGATTCCGATGAATTCTCGACTACTCGCAGACCTCCCAGCACCGCCGCCCGAGTCGCCCGCCACGGGTGAGCGCTGGCGCGAATCCGCCAAGCGCTACGCCATGTTGTCGGGCTCCTGGTACGCCTATCTCCGCGAAGAGTTCGTGCGCTGGTTCCCGAACAGCCAGACACAGGCGCAGATCGGCAGGGTCGACACTACTAAGAACATGGCGCGGGGCGTCATTTCGCAGCTCTCGACCCTATACGACGAGGAGCCGCACGTCTTACACGACGACGTCGAGGCGGCCCAGGCGATGGCGAAGCTCTGCGACGAGGCCGGGCTCTGGCAACTGCAGCGCATGCACCAGCAGTATGTGATCGGACAGCGCGAGGGCGCGGTCAGGGTGTTCTGCGACTACCTCGGGCAGGTGCGCTTCCGACAAGTGCCGGCGCATCTCCTGCACGCTGTCGCCAGGCCTGACAACCCAGACGAGCCTGTGACGATCTACGAGTACCGCCCGCGTCGCGTCGGCAACGACGTGATCTGGACGCGGGAACTATGGGACGTGAGCGACCCAATGATGCCGCAGTGGCGGATCGAGACCGAGGCCGGCGTCGATATTACCGTCGAGGTCGCCGGCTCACCCGGCCTGATCGGCCCGGCCTACCCGTACCGCGACGACGAAGGCGTACCCGTGCTCCCGTTCGGCTTCTATCATGCGCAGCGCACGGGCCGTCTCTTCGACGCCTTCTACGGCTCGGAGCTGTTTCAGGGTAGCTTGATGGTCGCCGTGCTCTGGACCTTCTGGAGTTCGATCGTGCGGGACTCGAGCTGGCCGCAGCGATACGCCGTCGATGTGCACGTGGGCGGCGTCACCGTCGACAACCGCGACCCAGCGGGCGGGCCGTATGTCGCCCTCAATCCCGCGGCCTTGCTACAGATGCAGAGCCGCGCCGATGGCACACCGCAAATCGGTCAATGGGCGCCGGGCGGTGACCCGCTGTCGCTCGGCGACGCGATCCGCGCTTATGCAAGCGACCTGGCCGTCGAGTTCGACGTCAGCCCCGCCGACGTGAGCCGGCGGCACTCCGACGCCCGATCGGGCTATGCCATCGAGATCACCCGCGACGGGCAACGGCACGCGCAGCGCCGGTACCTGCCCGGCTTCCGTCGAGCTGATCGCGCGCTGCTCGGCGTTACCGCCGCGGTCGCGAAGGCGCACGGCGTCGCCGGTGCGGAGGCCTTGCCGACCAGCGGATACGACCTGCACTATCCGGGGCTGCCGCTGTCCCTCGAGGAACGCCGGGTGCAGGCCGAAGAGAACGCGGCGCTACAGTCGCAGGGCTTAGCATCGCCGGTGCAGTTGTACGCGAAGATCTACGGGGTGTCCGAAGAGGAGGCGCGCATTAAGTTGCGCCAGATTAAGCGCGACTTGTTCGAGTTCTCCGCAGAGTACAATCTGATCGCGTCTCGCCGTCTCGCCTCCGAAGAGAACAAGGCGCTACAGGACCAGGGCGTGATCTCTGCGGTGCAGTTGTACGCGAAGATCTACGGAGTCTCCGAGGCCGAGGCACGGGCGAAGGTCGCCGAGGTCGCCGCCGACCGTGAGCGCTACGAGGACGAAGCATGATCGAGGCACTAGGGCTGGACTCGTCGGCGATCGAGGCCGCCGTGTGGGATGACGGCGAGCTGCGTATCACCTTTCAGGACGGGCGGGAGCATAGTTACTTCGGCGTGTCGCAGCGCGCCTTTGAGGCGCTGATCGACGCGAGCAGCGTCGGCGCGCATTTTAACGCTTACATTCGCGACCGGTATCCGCAGAGCCGTCGCGACTAGACCCAGGAGAGACCATGTCCGAAGAGACACCCGCCGCAGAGCCGGCACCCGCGCCCGAAGCACCTGCCGCCGAGTCAGGTGCAAACGAGCGAATCCGCACGCTGATCGCCGAGAGAAAGGAACTTGCGCAACAGCTCGAAGAGGCGCGCGCGCTGTCGACACAGCACGAGACGGCGCTGACCGAGCTGCGGAGCCGGTACGATGCCGAGGCGACGAGCTGGACCCAGGAGCGGGCATTCCTCGGCGCGGGTATCACCGACACCGATACCCAGGAGGTCATCCTGTCTCGGCACGCGAAGCTCGGCGAAGACGCGCCAAGCCTCGCCGCGTGGCTCGCCGATGGTGCCAGCCAGGATCCGATTGTATCGCGACTACTGCAGCCGAGCGCGACCGACACGCGCCGACTCCCGGCCAGCGACGCGGGCGCACGCCCGACACCGACACCAGCGACGACTGGCACGCGCGAAGACTACCTGCGGCAGCTCGAGGCGGTGCAGCGGCTTCCCAAGGGTGCACAGCGCGCCGAGGCGATGGCCTCGCTCCGCGCTCACCCGTGGTTAACGGGCGGGTGAGAGTCGCCCGCGTGATCGTCGCGTTCCTCGTCGGCCTGGTCTTCGGCTCGATCGTCGCGACGCTTACGAGCTACGCGCTGCTCGTAACGCCCGAAGGCGTCGAGCGCGTGCAGTCGCTGTATCAGTGCGACTAGGCCCGGAACTTGACCCAGCTCGGCGTGGTTTTCTTCCTGGCGCGCGGATAGACCGAGTCGCGCCGCTTGAATACCACGCCCTCCCATTGGTTCCGCGTCACGTCGCGCCATGACACCCAGGCCGGGATCGTCTGGATGCCGAGCGCCTGCAGCGCGGTCCAGCGCTCGTCGAGCGTGCCGGGATGGTCGACCAGGTCGAAGGCATAGAACACGCCGCGCAGATACTCGCCGTCGATGCGCTCCGAGATGCCGTGCAGTTCTGCCGGCGCGTCGAGCCGTTGCCCGTTGCGCGTGCGGAGCTCGTGACCATCCCAGAGCGCGCGGCAGCCGTCGACCTTCGCCTGACACATCCAGGCAGGGTCGGCGGCGAGGCGCTGGTATAGGGCGTTATGCGGGCGCCCTCCGCTGATCGGCTTGATCATCGCTCGACTGTCACGTTCGGCGCCCAGGCCGTGGCGTCAAGCAGGGTCTGCACGTCGCGCGCGCGCTCCGTGTAGCCCTCGGAGCGGAGCCGTGCGAGTTCTGCATACACGTTTTTGCTAGGGCGCAGCGTGTCGTCGATCTTCACGAAGCGCTCGATCTTCGCGAAGTCCTCGCCCAGCGCGTTGCGTAGTTGCGCCGGCGTCGCCTTGATCGAGGCGCGCCGCTTGTCGTCGACGATGCGCTCATAGTCGACGCCGAACGCAGCACGAAGCGCGGGCTCGTTATGCCGCGGGATCGACTTGAATCGGGCCGGCCAAGAGATCCGCACCTTGCGACCGGCGACGACGATCGCGATGTGGTCTTTGTTGCCTGCAGCCATCGCGGCCTTGCGTCGCTCGGCGACGGCGTGAATCATCTCCTCGTGTGCGAGCGCATACTCGGCTTGCGCTTCCTCGAGCGCCTGCCGCGCGGCGATCATGCGAAGCGCCGCGGCCTGGGCCGGGTCCTCGATGGTGCGGGCGGTGGATGCGGGTGCGCGGTCGTCAAGGCGAAGAAGTAGTGCCACGGTGTCCTCCTGGGATGCAGGAAGCATAACGCGACCCCCCGTTGAATGCAACGGATACCCGCGAGACGATCGGGCTACTGCTCGGCGAGCCAGCGCTCGGCACGCTCGACGGTCGGCCAGGTGCGGCGATGGTTGCCCTTTGTCCTCAACCAGTCGTCCGCATCACAGTCGTATATCGAGAACGAGTCTTTTGATCGCCAGCGATATTCGCGCCCGCGTGGCGTGAGCACGCGCACGATAACGCGCCCGCTCTGCGCGCGAATGTGGGCGAGGTCATCGGTGCCGGGCATATGCCAGTAGTCGGCGTCTCTCTCTGTGGGCATGGTTCCTCCTGGGTCTCGTGACTATAGCCGACAGCACGGCTCCTCGGCACGTGTTAGGCTGTACTCACCCGCTGGCATCGTATCTGCCCCGCTCCCTCGACTGGCGACGTAACCGCCGCGGCCTGATCACCCTTCCACGCATAGGAGATCTGCCGTGAGCACGATCCTTCACTCGACCCTCGACGTCGGCGGCGACCTGCGCATGGCTGCGCGCCTTGCGCTAGACGTCCTGACCATCCTGCAAGACACCTCCGATATCATCGACACGCCGTACATCGTGAATCTTGGCTCGGTCTCGGGCTTTGGTTCCGACACGATGCAGGTCGGCTTCGCTGGACTGGCGAACGATCACCTCGCCGCCACTGCAGCGGAGAATACCGATGTGGGTGCGTCGCCACTCACCGATACAAGCGTTTCAATCGCCGTAGTTCGCCACGCGCTGCGCCGCGATATTTCTGACCTCGCCGAGCTGACCAGCCGCGGCGGCTCGGACATCTCGGTTAACACGCTGGCGAATAGCCTGGTGACCGCCGCGCGACTTGGCGTCATGGATGATATTGCAGCTGCAATCGACTCTTTCAGCTCTGCTGTCGGGACGACCGGTGTCGATCTCTCCGTGGATACGTTCATGTCGGCCATCTATCAGCTTGAAATTAGCAGCGTTCCAGGCCCATTTTGCGCGCTTCTGGCACCGCGGGCGCTGGCTGATCTGCAGGAGTCGATCCGCTCCGAGACCGGCCCGACGCAATACATCGCTGCAACGCAGGATATGCTCCAGATCAAGGGCCAGGGCTACGCCGGCTCGTTTGCCGGGGTGGACGTGTTCACCTCTGCATACATCGACGCTACCGCCGCCGACGTGAAGAGCGGAATGTGGGGCACCGGTGCGATCGGCTGGGCTACCGGTCGGGTTCCGCCGCCGCGCGCCAACGCTGCGTTCGCTAACGTGAACGACTGGCTTGCGATCGAGTTTGATCGCGACGCCAGCGCCGCGACGAGCGAGGTAGTGGCGCACGGTTACTGGGGCGTTGCAGTGCTCGAAGACGCCCGCGGAGTCGAGATCCTTTCCGACGCCCCCTGATAGCTTATAGCTCGGCTCCTGCCGGCCCCTGGGCTCGAATCCTGGGGAGTTGGCAGGGGCCGCAGGGGCCGCGCTTTACTATCTTCCCAGGAGTCGACATGTCGTTTGAAGTAGAGGACCAGAGCCATCTTCCAACCCTTCCGCGGAAGGGCGGGTATCCGTGGCTCTTGAAAGTTCACAAAACCCAGGGCTGGGAGTGCGTCGAGGTTGCGCCTGGCGAATGGGAGTGGCTTCCGCGGCTGCGTCGATTCCATCAAAGGCCAGGAGTCAACGGGCACACCGCGCGCTCGGGCAACCTCGCCAAAGTGAACGATCAGAACGCGGGCTTCCAGATCCTCGACGACCCGCGCCTCGTCGCACGCTACCGCAAGGTGTTGCGGGCGCAGCCTGGCCCTATGGGCGCCCGCTCCTATTGGCTGGCCTGGGATACCCCGCTCGTCTCGGGCCGCTCTGTAACGCGCAAGCGCGACGCCGCGGCGGCGCTCGAGTTCCGCCGATGGCTCGTCTCGTCGGGCACCGTCGAGCTGCCCGACCCTGTGCACCTCGACAGCGCGATCGACATCATGCGAAAGCAGGTGGCACGCGCCACGCGCCGCGCCGGCAACAACCCGCACCTGGTCGGCAAGCTCGAGCAGGACCAGCGTACACTCGCCGCCGCACGCGCTGCAGCGAAGGCACCTGACGGGCGCTGGACCGAGACGCCGCCCGAGCCGCCGAAGCCGCGCCGTCGCACGACGAAGAAGGAGGCGGCATGAGCGACGCACCGAAGACGAACGCACAATGGGAGCGCGCATACCGGCAGAAGCGCGACAACCTGATCTCTCGTCGGCAGTCGGCGACGGGTGAGAGTCGCGAGAAGGCCGCCAAGCATGTCGAGCGCTGGGCCGAGTCCGAATACCGGAAGCGCAACAAGTGATCGCCCACTATCGTATCCCGCGCATGATCGAGCGCGGCGCGTCCGTGACGCTCACCCTGCCGGTCTACGGCGACGACGGCACGAGCGCGCAGACCGCCACAAGCGGCACGGTGTCGATCTATGACGGCTCCGCGGCGATCGTCGAGGACCAGGCCGTGACGGTCGGGCCGCCGGCATCGTATACGCTCGCGGGCTCGGCGACGGCTGACCGTGGCCTCTCCGAGCGCCTGCTCGAGGTGTGGACCCTGACGATCGGCGGCACGGCGTACACGCTCACCCGGCCCGCGTATCTCGTGCGTCGCACGCTCACGCCGACGCTAATCGACGCCGACCTCGTCGAGTATCACAGCGACATCCTCTCACTCCTCGACCCCGACGAGACCACCCTCGAAAAGCCCCGCACCGCGGCCTGGGAGTGGGTGCAAAGGAAACTGATCCGCAACGGGCGCCGCCCGCAGCTCGTCATCGACTCGTGGCAGTTACGCGACCTGCACGCATACCGCACCCTCGAGCTTTTCTTCCGTGACGCCGCGGCCTCGGTTGGCGATGGTCGTTACGTGGAGCTCGCTCGCGAATATGCCGAGCTTGCGGGCGCGGCATGGTCCGAGATCTCGTTTAGGTACGACGCCGACGAGGACGGATACGTCGGCGACCAGCTCGACGAGACGGCACCGGGTCAAGGCGTCGTGTACCTGTCAGCACCGAAGGCCGTTTACTGATGGCCATCGCGCTGTCGACGCTGATCCAGAAGGTCGAGGCGCGGATCTCCGACCAGGTCGCCGGCGTGCGGATCCTTGACGTCGCCGGCCCGGTCGCACTGCAGGATCGGCCGCAACAGCGGCTCCACAAAGGGATCGCTGTCTACTGTGCCGCGACCACTGACTTGGCACACGCGCACGGAGACGCCGATCAGCGGGTACGCGACGACCTCGTCGTGCAGCTCGTGTACCGGCTGCGACCCAAGGGGCCGCGCACCGACAGCCGCGCCGCGCTCGACGTGGAGAATAGCCTGATACAAGCGCTCACCGATCACGCGTGGGCGAAGGCGACGACCTGGGCGACGCCAGCGGATCAGCCGTTGATCACCTTCTCGGGCACGGCTCGATCGTGGCCCGTCGCCGAGTGGCAGGTCTCCGAGATCGGCTTCGCGGTGCATCGCAACCAGGCGGCAAACTAATGGCACAAAACGCCGCTTTCAGGCTTGCCGGACGCATACAGGCCCGCGCCGACCAGGCCGCCCGAGAGGTGCGCGATGCCGTGGCCGCGCAGGCACAGGACATCGTCGACGCGCTCGAGATGGTGACGCCGATCGACCGCGGCCTACTGATCACGCAGTGGGGCTTCACGGTCTTCCCTGACGAGGTCCTGATCTACAACTTCACGCGTTACGCCGGTTTCGGCGGTCGCGCCGAGCTTTTCAACCGCACCGCGCGCAACGCGCTCGACTTCCAACGCATCGCCGAAGAGGTGGCCTAATGGCAGAAGCAACAACGCCGAAGACTCGGCGACATATCACATCGATCACAATTAGCGACGACGGCTCACCCGCTGTCAGCTACCCAATCCCGGTACACGGGGAGCTCACATACACGCCGGGCGGCTATGCGCTGGTCGAGTCGCGCACGAGCAAGGGGGCCTTCTCGGGAGTCGGCCCGGTGCTCGGGACCGAGAACGCTACGTCTTTCTCGATCGAGTGCTACCAGCGTGGCCTCACGGGGAGCGATAGCGCGCCGGTGCTGAAAGACTTTTTGGACAAGCTCACGGTCGGCACGGGCTCCGACACGACCGGATCCGAGCCCGCGGGCGCGGCTGCAAACCATATGAAGATGTTTGACGTGACCGTGGTTTGTACCGACGAGACGGGCACCGAGACGCTGCTCTTCCCGAACTGCACGTTCGTGGGCTCGTCGTTCGCCACGAACCTCGACGACCGTAACACGATCACGCTGTCGGGCGTGAGCCGCGCGGCCTACCCGACGAGCACCTTCGCCTAATCCATCCCTCCCAGGAGCCACCATGCAGCCATCGAGGCTACAGATCGAGGACAAGCCCCCGATCGACATCCAAATCCCGGCGTCGCCCTTCGCGGCGCGTCGCGTGTACCAGACCTATGCGCAAGCCGAGCGCGTCGCCCTCGAGGAGTACACGAGCGCGGCGAAGCGCCTGGACGCGGCCCGCGAGTCAGGCGACGGGCTGCGCGAGGCCTGGGAGGCCTGGACGACCGCCCAGATCGTATACACGGGCCTGTCGGGCTACCTGCTACACGTGCTCTGTGGACTCGACACGGCGGGCACGGTCGAGGAGCAAGCGCTTGGCGCAATCGACTATGTGATCGCGCTCGGGTACGATCACGAGGAGGCGCTGGCGCTGGCTTCGTGTTGCGCCGATCTGCTACTTGAGCGCATCGCGCGGGCTCCTGATCTCGACAAGGTGAGGAAACTGCGGGGAAATGGGATACGCCGGCTGGTTCCTGGGACTTCGTGTGCCAGGACATCGGCTGGCGTGAGTTCCGAGATCGAAACGCCCTCTACAATGGCACCGTCGACGATGGCCTGCGCGACTGGCTGATCGCGAGATATGAGCACCTAGCGAAGCACGGGATCCTGTGACATGGCAGACGAGCAGATCAAGATCAAGATCACCGGCGACGCCTCGCAGTATGTACGCGAAGCGACCAAGGCGGCGAAGGCCACCGAGCGGTTAGGCGATAGCGTCGACACGGTCGAGGATAAGCAGGGCAAGCTCGACAAGACGACCAAGAGCACGACGCAAAGTATCGAGCGGGCGAAGGCTGGCGCGCAAGCGCTCGGCGGTCGCTACGGGGAGCTCGCCGGTCGGGCCGAAGCCGCGGCGAAGGCGGGCGGTGCGCTCGGCGTGGCTGTCGGTGCCGCCGCCGTGGCGCTCACGGCGGGCGCTGCTACTGCGACGAAGATGATCACCGAGGCGGTCGCCCTGACACGGCACCTAGGCGAGATCACAGACCGCGCCGACGAGCTGGCCCTAGTCGGCTCGGGACTCGACGAGGCAGACGTCGCACTGGTCGATGACGCGAACGAAGCGCTCGACAGGCTGCAGGGCACCTTCGATCGACTGCTCGTCACGGTCGGCGGGACCTCGGGCTTCGTGGCGGCGATGGAGGATGCGGTCGACGCTGTGAACGGCGTGTTCCTCGCCATCGAGCAGAACCAGGGCACGATCGACACGCTGCGCGGTATCGCCGACCAGGCGCTGCTCGGGATGACTGCCGGCTTTGCGAACGTGGAGTCCGTTACGCGCCTCGCCGGCGACGCGATCGGCTACGTCAACCAGGAGACACAGGAGCTGGTCGAGGCGCAGAAAGCTGCCGCCGAAGAGGCGCAGAACTTCGCCGACATCCAGGCGCTCGAGGCCGAGCGGCAGGCGATGGAAGCGAAGGTCGCCGAGGCGCGCGCGAACGACGAGCGCAAGCGGGTCGCGGCGCGGGCGAAGGCTTCCGAGGACGCGATCAAGCTCGCCGAGCAGGAGTACGAGGCCCGGCGCGCGTTTTTCGAGGCCGAAGACGATCTGTTTTTCGCGCAACAAGCGGCGAAGGAGGAAGCGCAACGCAAGGCGCTGGAAGACACGATCACGCGGCTTGACGAAGAGGTCGCCGCCGAGGTCGCCGCCCAGGAGGCGATAGCCGAGGCACGCCGCGCCGCGAACGAAGAGGCCGTCGATCTCACGATGCGCTATGCCGACGCCGTAATCTCGCTCGGTGACGACATCCTGGCCGCGGAGCTCGAACGCCTCGAGGCGAGCGGGACACAGAACGTCGCCGCGACGAAGCGGGTATTCGCGCTGCAGAAAGCCGCGGACATGGCGAGCACGATCATCTCGACGGCTCGGGCCGTCATGTCGGCCTATGCCATGCCGCCCGGCCCGCCGATCACGACGCCGATCGCGCTGGCTGTCGGTGCCGCGGGCGCGGTGCAGATCGCGAAGATCTCGAGC